TACCCTAACCTAAGAGCCTTTGCTTACAGCTATGGCCCTAGATACTTAACGGAGGTTGTCAATGAGCCTAAAGTCCAAGAGATCCTCTAAGCCTGTCTATAGATCTGGACTTGAGAAGAAGTTTGCTCAGTTGATGCCTAAGGGTAGGTTCCTGTATGAGCCATATGACATACCTTATGTTACACATAGGAAGTACAAGCCTGACTTTGTGGACAAGAAGACTGGGGATGTCATAGAAACTAAAGGGTTCTTTAGAGCAGGGGATACACAAAAGTACACTGCTATCCGTGATATGATAGCACCTACTAAATTAGTATTTGTACTGTCTGACCCTAACAAGAAAGTTAGGAAAGGTTCTAAGATAACTATGGGACAGTGGTGCGCTAAGGAAGGATTTGATTTTTACACACTAGATGAGTATGCAGATCATGTCATTGACAATGGATGAAATAAAAGAACGTGTACTAACACGGTACGACATAGATGACTTGTTAACTTTGCTGGATGTTACAGCAGAGCAGATAGTAGACAGGTTTGAAGATAAATTTATTAACAGGTTAGCTTTGTTTGAGGAAGAACTAGGTAGCCTGGAATGGGACGATTGGAGTGAAGACGATGAAGACGATTGATGATGCTACACCGGAGGAATGGAACAGCCTACGGTATGTTAAAGGTAGGATACAGAAAGATGATGCTGTAAATGAACACCCTAGGTTTGCTGAAGAAGCTATGAAAGATAGATACGACACAGTAAACAACCCCGTACACTACAATACTGGCAACATAGAGTGTATAGACGCTATGGAAGCTATGCTTTCAAAGGAAGAATTTATAGGCTACCTGCGTGGTAACTCCTTCAAGTACAGATGGAGGATGAGACACAAAGGTAGAGCAGTACAGGACTTACAGAAGTCACAGTGGTATGAGAACAAGCTGTTAGCTATCATAGAAGCAGATAAACAGGTCTAAAATGTTTCATAAAATGAACAAAGTAAATTATGAGGAACAAATAATGACAAGTAAGGTAGGTAAGCAGGACTACTTAGGAATAGAGATTGATTACTCTAGGGAAGATGATCTTAATACTTTCTCTACTGAAACATTAAAAGATAGATACTTATGGGAGGATGAAACTCATGCACAAGAAGCATTCGCAAGAGCCTCAGTCTATGGTGCAACGTATCAGGGCTATACTGACTACGATCTTGCACAGCGACTTTACGAGTACTCTAGCAAGGGCTGGTTTGGTTTTAGCACTCCTATACTTAGCAACGGGGGAACCAGCCGTGGTTTACCTATTAGCTGCTTTCTCAATTATGTTCCTGATTCGCGTGGCGGTCTTTCTGCACACTACGATGAGAACATATGGCTGGCTAGTGGAGGTGGAGGCTTGGGTGGATATTGGGGTGATGTTAGAAGTAACGGGGTTTCTACTGCTAACGGTAGTCAGTCTACTGGTAGCATCCCATTCATGCATGTAGTAGACAGTCAGATGCTGGCCTTCAACCAAGGCGTTACAAGAAGGGGTAGTTATGCGGCGTATATGGACATCAGCCACCCAGAGATTGAAGAATTCATTGCTATGCGAAAGACCACTGGTGGTGATCTTAACCGTAAATGTCTTAATCTACACAATGGTGTTAACATTAGTGATGCCTTTCTCAAGCGTGTAAAGAATGATGAGAACTGGAGACTCATAGACCCTAAGTCTAAGCAGGCTATCAAGACTGTATCAGCTAGGGATCTATGGTGGCAGCTACTGCACACTAGAGCAGAGACAGGTGAACCATACATTGTAAACATGGACAGGTGTAATGAAGCACTGCCTGAGTCTCAGAAGGAGCTAGGCTTAAAGATACGTCAGAGTAACTTGTGTTCAGAGATTACACTACCTACAGGAGAAGACCGTACAGCAGTCTGCTGCTTGTCAAGTGTAAACCTAGAGTACTTTGATGAGTGGAAGGAACACCCTATGTTCATTGCTGATCTAGTTACCATGCTAGACAACATCATTGAACACTTTATTGAGAATGCTTGTGGGCGTATAATTAGGTACGCCGATAATAGAAAACCATATGGGGCTACCTATGATGAATTCGATGTACAAGAAGGTAAGGAAGGCTTTAGAAAAGCCGCTTATAGTGCATATAGAGAACGCGCAATTGGGCTTGGAGCAATGGGGTTTCATAGCTACTTACAACGTAATAGCATTCCTTTTGAAAGTATGTACGCTTCCTCCTTCAATAACAGAGCTTTTAAGCATATCAAAGAACAGGCCAGTGAAGCAAGTGAATTTCTTGGGGAACTACGTGGCGAAGCACCTGATATGGCTGGTAGTAACCGCAGGAATTCTCACCTTCTTGCTATTGCTCCTAACGCTTCTTCTTCAATTATATGTGGCGGAACGTCTCCTTCAATTGAGCCAACAAGGGCTAACGTATTTACGCACAAAACGCTAACAGGATCATATAAGGTACAGAACAAGTACTTAATGGAACTGCTAGAGTCCAAGGGAATGAACAATGAAAAGACTTGGAAAGCTATTGCGGCTGCTGAAGGTTCTGTGGCAGAGCTTAATGGACTTACTGAAGATGAGAAAGATGTATTCAAGACTGCACCTGAACTAAATCAGATATGGATCATAGAGCACGCATATCAACGTCAGAAGTATGTATGCCAGGCGCAGTCTGTTAATCTATTCTTTAACCCACCACCGGCTACAGCAGAACAGGAGGTACATGATGAGTATCTGGAGTATGTTAATAGTGTACATTGGACAGGAGCTAACAAACTCAAATCTATGTATTACCTGCGCTCTACGGCAGCTAGAAATACAGAGAATGTTAACATTAAGATACCAAGAATTAACCTTGAAGAAGGGGAGTGCCTAAGCTGTGAAGGATGACCATCCAATATATAGAGCTATGTTTTATATACATGAGCTAAAGAAAGCAGTAGACTGGCCTTCCTACTTAGAGTACTACAGGGAGCAAGATAGAGACATAGCTACCTACTCAGGCTTCTGCGCTCAGATGTGGGCTAACTATATGAATGATGAGGTAAGAAGAAAGACACCTTTGACTTATGCACAATACATCAGTAAGTATGAAGGATTATTAAAAGAAGGTTACAATGAAAGGTACAAAGATGGAAGATCATAAAATAAGAGCTTTGAAAGATTACTACAAAGCACAGATAACTTGGGCACTTTCAGAGCTTCAGAGCTACTTAGAGCACCCATCAGCCGTAGGGGAGCACACGTTCTTAGAAACTATGGACAAGCTAGTACAGCAGGTAGCTGAGAATGAAGACAAGATGATAATATTGGAGACACACTTCAGTGACTGAAGATTTAGTAGCAAAAGTAAACCTTTGGAGTATGTCCAGAGGTATCATAAACAACAGCACACCATTGGCACAGTTTGCAAAGCTAGTGTCTGAAGTAGGTGAGCTAGGGGATAACATAGCCAAGCAGCGCAACGTAGAGGATGATATAGGCGATTGTTTGGTAGTACTTAACACACTAGCTGTCATGTTTGATACGTCCTTAGAACGCTGCCTAGAGGTAGCCTACGATGACATCAAAGACCGCAGAGGTCACATGAACAGTGAAGGTATATTTATTAAAGAAGGAGATGTGGCATGATTGATTCACTTTACTGGCCTCCCAGTGTAACCTGCTCTAAATGGATGATTACTGATCCTTATAGTCCTGATTTTTTACTTCCTTGGCATGACCGTACAATTGAGCTTTGGTTAGGAGCTAAAGTAGGTATAGGTTTATCTCTTAAACCCTACCGTTGCTATGTTACGTTTTGTAGTGATGAAGAAGCAGAATGGTTAATTTTTGAAAAGTATAGAAAAGAATTTGGTTTAGATTGGAAAGGAGATGAATTAGTATGAGCCTACTAGGAACAAGAGATTATTACAAGCCATTTGAGCATCCTTGGATGTTTGACTACTACTCACAGCAGAATCAGATGCACTGGTTCCCAGAGGATGTACCTCTACACAATGATGTAAAGGACTGGCAGACTATGACTGCTGAAGAAAAGAACCTACTTA